AGATTACACTGCCACGAATGGTTCTACTGTTACACTAGAAACAGGTGCTACTGAAGGTGATCAAATTGTTATTGTGTCCCACGGTAGCTTTGAAACAAGTGATACAGTAAGTAAGGCATCTGGTGGTACGTTTAGTAGTAACGTAACAGTTAGTGGTAGTGTTACTGCAAATAGTCTAATTGTCCCAGATGGTTCAATACCTTTGGTTGACCTAGACATAGACGGTGGCACAGACATTGGTGCAGCCTTAGTTGATGCAGACTTGATGGTTGTGGATGACGGCGCAGGTGGCACTAATCGTAAAGCCACAATGTCTAGGCTTGCAACTTATATTGGCACTAAAGTTGGTGGAGGTATGGAGTTTATTGCTACTAGTGATGCTAGTAGTTCAGCCACCCTTTCTTTTACAGGTTTTGACAGTAGCAAATATGATAATTATGTTTTTATGATTGCTAATCTTTTACCTGCTACAGACGGTCAATGGCTTAGACTAAGATTATCTGTAGATGGTGGGAGTAATTATTTATCAGCTAGTGACAGTTACCTTCTTGGTGGTACTGCCGCAGTAAGTGCTGGCGACAGCACGTACATATCATTTGGCTACAGTGGTATGGGCAGTGCAGCAGGTGAAGGTCTGGTTGGAGAGATACATATAAATGGGCCTCATTTAAATGCACCGACATATGTTTATAATAATGGTGTTATTACTATTCAAAACGGTACACTTGAAAACTATTCTACGCAGTATGGTAATGGAAAAACTAAAGCTGCCACAGTCGTAAACGCAGCACAATTTAGTTTTACAAGTGGTAACATAGCATCAGGAACAATCACTATGTACGGCATGGTTAATTCATAAGGAAAAATAATGTCAGGATATATCGGCGCAATACCTACCCCACAGGCTACACAAAGTCGGGACGTATATACAGCCACATCAAATCAAACTACATTTACTACCCAAGGCTACACGCCGGGTTTTGTGTCTGTATATCTTAACGGTGTACACTTAGCTAGGGCAGACTTTACAGCTACTAATGGGTCAGACGTTGTGCTGGCCTCTGGTGCTACAGCTAATGACACAGTAGAGATTGTTTCTTTTGGTACATTCCAATCAGCAGATGCACTACCTCTTACTGGTGGTACTGTAACAGGCACAGTAAATTTCCCAGACGGAAGTATCAGTATATCAGATTTAGATATTGATGGGGGTACTGATATTGGGGCTGCATTAGTAGACGCAGACCTAATGGTTGTTGATGATGGCGCAGGTGGAACAAATAGAAAAGCCACTATGTCACGATTGGCAACCTACATGGGTACTAAAATAAGTGGCGGTTCACAAACTTTTACTGCTAGTGGTAGCATTAGTGCTGGTGCTTTAGTCGGCTTAAATATTGACGGCACAATTTCCACGATGGGTGCAAATGCTGGCGACCCGGTGCAAGTTAATGCAACTAATTTTACTGGCGCACATGACGGTACGGAGGCTATTGTTTATGATACCGCAAATAACAAGGTTATTTATTTCTATCGGGATCAACAGAATAGCGGTTATTTAACTTGCCGTGTTGGAACGGTGTCAGGAACAAGCATTTCGTTTGGCACTGCTGTGGCTATATCTCAAATTCCAAGAAGGATGAAAGCAGTTTATGATACTAATGCTCAAAGAGCAGTTTGTGTTTTTAGGAATGAATCTGATGCGAATCATGCCTATGCCGTAGTTGTTTCTGTAAGCGGGACTACGCCTACCTTCGGCACTCAAACAGAATTTTACGGTGGAGTTGTAGAGGCACTGGATATTTGTTATGACAGTAATGCTAATAAATGTGTCATTGTTTATAAACACAACGATGATTCTGTTCTAGCCAAAGTTGCAACAGTCAGTGGAACATCAATTAGTTTTGGTTCAGCGGCTGGCCCGTCTGGTGCTACTTGCAACTCTTATACCATAAGATGTGAGTTTGATTCTAACTCAAATAAAGTTGTTGCTCAATGGAACGACTATGACGATTACGAACCTTTTGCTGCCGTTGGAACAGTAAGTGGCACATCAATATCTTGGGGTTCAGAGACAACTATAGATTCAGGAGCAACAACTGCTAATAGGGGAATGAGTTTAGCTTTTGACTCAAACAGTAATAAATTTTTGCATGTGTATTCTGTTGGCAGCATACTGAGGGCTAGGGTCGGAACAGTAAGTGGTACATCAATATCTTTTGGCACGAAAGTTACTTTAACTGCAGTAGGCTCTTCGCAAGCCAATGCGCTTGTTTTTGACAGTAACAAAAATCAAATGGTTTTGTTTTATGAAGCTCAAACTACAGATTTTGGCAATGTAATTAAAGGTCAGATTTCAGGTACTTCATTCTTTGCGGGTGAAGCAGCAACTGCTGTAGAAATTAACGTACAGATAGGCGGTCTTGTTTTTGATCCAGACACTAACCAATGTATTACATTTTTTCAAAATGACAGTAACTATAATGCGACTTCATCAATTATTAATTCTGGCAACCCTACATGGGTTGGTATTGCGGCTGAGTCAATTTCAGATGGCGCATCAGGAAAAGTCACAGTAATTGGTGGCATAAACACCAATCAAAGCAGTCTTGTTACTGGCGCAGTCTATGGGTTGCCAGTAACTGCTACAGCACTTACGGCGGGTGCATCTAACGCTATTGGTGTGGCGCTATCATCGTCAAGTTTATACATTAATACAGGGAAATTCTAATGAAAACTTTAGTGAAAAATGGCATATCTGTTTACCTTTTTGCCGATGATAAAGTTGTAAACACAGCATCTACCCATACAGAAATTGGTTCCCCTGTGGAACTTATAGCTGGTGACTGCAATACTTCTAATAGTGTAATGTACACAGGTGTGACTGCTCCTGAAAACTGGACGGGTATTAGATATTTGTTTGACGGTACAACGTGGTCTGCAAATCCAAATTGGACAGATACTACAAGTGAATCGGAATCGGAGTAACTTAATGGATATCAACTGGACATTAGTAACAATAGCAGGAGCATTACTAGCACAAGGTGCTGCTGTAGTATGGGCAGTGTCCAGCATGGTATCAGACATTAAGTATAACAGGGCTGAGATAGCTGATGTAGAAACTAGCACAGCAAGACTAGCTGATGATATACATGAGAATGACGTAATGATTGCACGTATTGATGCAAATGTAGAAGCAATCAAGGATGCATTAAATGTGGTTACAACTAATCACGCAAAGAGATAATTAAATGATTGACCCCGTTACAGCTTTTGCTGCAGCTAATGCAGCCTTCAAAGGGGTCAAGATGCTAGTAGGTGCTGGCAGAGAAATACAAGATGTATCACAGCAACTAGGTAAGTGGTACGGTGCAGTAGCTGACATTACTAGGGCTGAGTCTCAACGTAAGAACCCTACATGGTTAGACAAGCAGACCCACGGCTCTGACAACATAGAACAAGAAGCAATGGACATTATTGTTCGTAAAAAAACATTGCTTGAGAAAGAAAAAGAAATAAAGTTTATGTTAGACTTTAGGTTTGGTGTAGGCACATACGATGAAATGCTAGGTATGCGTAGGCAAATACGTAAGGAACGTGAAGAGACTGTGTATGCGGCGATGGAAGCTAAAAGACAGATGGCAAACAACGCAGCTATAGGTGGCCTATCATTACTAATAATTGGTGTATTAGGTGGGGGCATATATCTGATATCACTAGGAATTGGTTAATGATTAATCTTGTTGTGTTACCCCTTGTGTTAGCAGGGCTGTTAAGTAACCCTGAGTTTGTACAGTGTCACTTAGCAAAAAGAGTTAAGATACAGGGAGAAATGGTTTGCATTTACCGTGGACCTAATGGTACAATAGGATATCATTATCCCATGTTTAAGTTTAGTGAATGCCCTAAGACATATATGTGTAGATACACACCTAATGCTAAGAAGAGAGTATCAGTTCAAGACATACTAGATGGCCTAAAAGATGGCTTTGAATAAGAGAAAGAAAGAGAATTAAAATGGCAGCTTTTAGACCTATACTACAGCCCGGTGAAACTGAGGCACAGGCCGTACAACGCACTGTAGGCAATATGTCTTTAGAAGAATTAAATGCCCCAAGGCTTGCAATAGGTGATCCCTCTGGTGTGTTTAAGGCTATGGATGCTAGAAAAGCTCAACTAGAGGCTGCTGCAAAACAAGCACAAGCTCCTTCTAATTCTCCTATAATGCGTCCTCCTACAGGTTACACTCCGCTTACAGACAGTCAAAAAAGTATGATTTTTTCACCTAAACCCGTAGGCGGTTCCAATATGACACCAATGCAAGACAAGCTAGACACGCTCAACCAAGAGCTTGCTGATCTGTACGCTATGGATCAGACTGATCCTGCTACGATTAAAGCTATAGAAGAAAAGACCAAAGAGCAACAGCAAGCTTCCGCTAAGGCACTAACTGAAGGTCAACAAAACCTTACATCTACTGCAGTTAAAACACCTGAACAACTAGCACAGCCAACAACTGTAGCTACAATAGACCCTAATACTGTAGGTGCTACTATTGATCCCACTACAGGTGATGCAGGTGCAGCTAGTACAGCTACTGCTGCCTCTCCCAGTGTTACACAACAAGCTGCAACTCCTTCTGGCCTTACCCCTGCTACCATGCAAGCTACTGGTACTCAAGCTGCTTCAGAGGCAGCACTGCAGGGTGCAACTGGCGCACAAGGCACTGTGTCAACTACAGTTGACGCCGCCACTCAAGACCCTGCAACTTTGGGAGGTAGAAAGCTTGACGTAGCTCAAATTACAGACCCAACTAAAGTTGTAGTTCCTCCTGCACGTACTTTACAAGAAGGTGAGCTTATAGGCGGCTCTGCTGTAGACATGGCAGCAGTAAAGGAAGCCACAGAGATACAAGCTGCTCAAGCTGACCCTTCAAAATCTGCAAGTGTAAAAGGTCAACTAGATGACTTAATGGATGACTTTGAGGACGGTGCTACCCCTGCATGGGCTGCAGGAGCCATGAGAGCCGCTACAGCAGCTATGAATGCACGTGGTCTAGGCTCTAGTAGTATGGCAGGACAAGCTATCGTACAGGCGGCGATGGAGTCAGCCTTACCTATTGCACAACAAGACGCACAGATTGTAGCTCAATTTGAAGCCCAGAATTTAAGTAACCGTCAGCAGGTTGCTATGTTTGCTGCACAACAACGGGCTGACTTCCTTAAGATAGACTTTAATCAAGACTTTCAATCGCGTGTTACTAATGCAGCTAAAATTAGTGATATAGCAAATATGAACTTTACTGCAGACCAACAGGTTGCATTAGAGAATGCTAAGATGGCTCAGACTGCCAATCTAACAAACCTTAGTGCTAAGAATGCTAAGATTATGGCTGATGCTGCAGCTATATCTAACATGGAGTTGACTAACCTAAGTAATCAACAGCAAGCCTCTGTAGAGAACGCTAAGAACTTTCTCCAGATGGATTTAACTAATTTATCTAATGATCAGCAAACTGAGTTATTTAAAGTACAGGCACTACAGCAATCTATTTTAACTGATGCTGCAGCAGATAATGCAGCTAAACAGTTTAACGCCTCTAGCGTAAATCAAACACAAGAGTTTATGGCTACGTTGGCATCACAAGTATCACAGTTTAATACCTCTCAAGCTAACGCTATGGAGCAATTTGCTGTATCTGAAACAAATGCAATACGGAAGTTTAATGAAGAACAGCGCAACGCTAGGCAACAGTTTAATACACAGAACGGTTTAATCATAGCACAAGCTAATGCACAGTGGCGGCAGAATACATCTACTGCCAACACTGCAGCACAGAACGAGGCTAACATGCAGGATGCTAAAGCAGCCAATGCTTTTACTGCCAGTACTTTAGATCAAGTATGGCAACGTGAGCGTGATCTTATGTCTTACGCTTGGAAAACAAGTGAGACTTCGTTAGATAGAATTAACGATGTAATTATTGCTAACATCAGTGCCACTGCATCAAAGGAAAATGCACAGACTACTGCAAGTGCATCAGATCGTAGGGGTGAGGCTGAAATGTGGGGAACTATTGGTTCTGCTATATTAGGCTATAAGTTTTAAAAGAGGGTAATATGAGTAGTTTTATAGATAGAGCCAGATTAGAGACTTTTGCAGACAGTATAAAAGCATCTGTAGTGCCTGAAAAAAGTGAAGATATCACTGAGGGTATTAAAGACGTTTACTCTAAGTCAAGCTCTAAAGGTTTAATGTCTCCTAGTATAGAAGACTTAACTGCTGATGCAGATGAGATTATGAGTCAGACTGATGCAGATATGTCTGGTAGTGAAGATACATCTTATGCAAGCACTATGTCTACATATGATGACCTTTATAAAAAACAAAAGACTAAAACTAAAAAAGTTAGCACCAGTAACTTTGGTGAAAAAATGATGGCTAGGTATATAAGTGAGTTAAACTTAAAGCCATTTCAAGCGGCAGCTTTGGCGGGTAATGCCGACTATGAAACGGGCGGTTTCAAGTTTATGGATGAATTAAAACCAACAGTCAGGGGTTCTAAAGGAGGAACTAACGTCTTTCAATTTACAGGTTTGCAGCCCGGCTATAGAAGGTACAACTTTGAAAAGTATGTAGAAGAAAACAACTTAGACCCTAGAGATTACGATGCAGGAGTAGACTTTTCTATTTTTGAATTAACTAAAGGTGATCAAAAGTCTGCTCTTAAAAAGCTACGTGAAACAGAAACACCAGAGGAAGCTAATAGAGTAATTGTAAATAGCTACTTAAAGCCTGACAAAAAGAAAACTAATATGCCTACTAGAGAAGCATTAACAATAGAGTACACTAATAATTACAAAAAGGATACCGTACAAGATGGTCTCTAAAATAAGTGGTCCTATTCCCGGCCAATCTCTCACTGACACACCTAAGAACTACCCTTGGGAAAGACCTCCTGAGACTGCTGTGCCAGAGGAAGCTATTAAAATTCACCTAGATCATATGGCTAAACCTGCTTTTATGGATAGCACTATATTTTTACTAGAGATGGGTTTGCCTGTAGAAGTATTAACTAATACTACTATAACTTTAGCTGTAGCTGAAGGCTTGCACAGCATTGATGTAGGTTTAATTATTGCTCCTGTAATACACAAAGAGATAGTCAGCATAGCTGATATGGCAGGTATTGAATATGAAGAGTTCTTCTCTGAGGAAGCAGAAGAAGAAGAAGTAGCTAAAGCACGTGTTAAAGCTAAGGTTATGCGTAAGCTTAAAAGCATTAAAGATAAAGGCACTAAGGCTGAAGTGTCCGAAACTATAAAAGCTTTATCTAGTGAACAAACAGAAGAGTTTGAAGAGATGAGAGAAGAGCAAGAACCTATGGATAGTCCACAGCCACCACCCCAAGAGCCACAAGGCGGTATGGGATTAATGAGTAGAGGGGCGTAAAGATGGCTATAAACTTAAGTAGAATAGCAAAAGGCGTAGTGTTGCCCTTAGCTGCTGGTGCAGCCAAAGGGTACATGGCTAAACGTGATCTCTTAGAAAAAGAATTTAGAGAAAACAAACGTAGACAAGAAGAGTGGATGGCTACGTATGGACGTAAAGCCATAGCTGACAATCAAGCAAAAGAAGATACTATTGAAAGTGCAGCGCAAAGAATAAAAGGGGCAGGTTTACCTGATTCAGACGTAATACAGTTACTTGAAATACATGGGCCTGAGAGTGTGTTAGAGCTTTCTAAACTTGTGCAAGAATATCAAGCTAAAAATAGAGAACCTTTGACTGAAGAGTTAATGACACAAGCTTTTGAAGGCATAGAAGATTATGATGTAGAAGGTAAAACTATTGAACAAGCTGTACAAGATGCTTTTGAAGTAGTTAAAATGCGTGATACTTCTGATCCTGTTGATACAGAAGAGATGGGCTTTTTAGAAAGATTAAGTTATAACTTAAGCGGTGAAAGAGAGAGCGAAAAGTTAAGAAGGTTCTTAGATCAAGACTATGAAGGTGGTTTATCTATTAATGAAACTAGAGAGTTAGCTTACAGAGGTATGCCTAGAGGCACAGGAGATTTAGCTGCTTTTGACACAAGTGTATTTCAGACAGGCTATTCTAGTGAAAGTAAAGAAAACACTAAGATGTTAAAAAGTTACATACAAACTCGTACTTTAGATTTGTTAAGCGGTATAGATTTTGTTGACAATGAAGGTAATGAAACGGGTCTGCCTTACAGTGATGTAATTAGACTTTCTGATGAAGGCATGGGTATCGCTCTGAGACCCAGTGAAATTATGGATAACATTCTTCTAAAGAAAGATACAGATGACACTGTTAGAAATGCTTTTGAGCAAGCTATAAGAGACTCCTATGATGATCGTGCTGAATTGTGGGCAAACAATAATTTAGCTGAAATGTTCTTTGGTGGGCCAGATTATTTAGCATCACTTAGGATGACTGTAGAGCAACAAATAATTGAAAAAGTTACTAATGAAGAAATAACTGATGAACAGGCGCAATTAATAATAGACAATACTTTTACTAGGACTGAAGATAGTGCTGAAGATGTGGAAAAAGTAAAAGAGTTTTTAAGTGCTAATCCTTCACTGCCTTTCATTATTGTTGATGGCACAATACAGCCAACAGAGGCTTTTTTAAGTGAATTAGAAGAACAAGGTGGTAGTGAAGGTGGTAGTGAAGGAGGTAACGAAGGTGGTAACGAAGGTGGTAGTGAACCTGTAACACCTGCAGAGTTTGATCCAGATACCTATGAGTTACTTGTACAGCCAGAACCAGAGTCAGTAGTACCTGCTTTGCCTGAACCTGTACTTTATACAAGTGGTAATGAACGACCTTCTAGTAAAAAGGATAGAGAAGATTGGTTTAACGAGTACGGTAGCAAGTACTTTGAAAATGGCTCAAAACGTTACGTAGCACCTAGACCTACAGAGGTAGGCGATGCACAACGCTTGTGGGATGATTTGTGGGGAAGTTCACATGACTTTACAACAGGCGCACCTTTAATTGATGAGGAAGATCAATAATGTCACAGCTTTATGACTTCCTAACCAATAAAAAAGAAAAACAACAAGAACAAGAGCCTGACTTTATGACCTACACAGGGGGTGAGGAAGGCTCTTTTGGGCTTACTGATTTATCTGAAGATCACAACTACAATATTATTGAGAGACAAATGAAGTCTCGCTTTGGTATGTCAGAGAAGAATTATGACAGGCAAGAAGTAATTGACAAGTGGGTTAATTACAACAGAAAGTTTAACTTTGGTAATACCCTTAGTGTACTAGGAGAAGCTAGTTATTTAAGTAAAGCAGACGATGAAGAAAAGTTTAATGCTCTTAACTCTTACAAATTGTGGGATAATATGAAGGGTGCTTTTGAAGGCGGTACATTAGGACAAAAGCTAGACAATGTGTATGACTACGGTGTAGCTTTAATTGTAGACCCTCTTAACTTAGTAACTTTTGGGGCAGGTAAACTTTTAGGTGGTGGTGCTTCTAAAGCTGCAGCAGGGGTAGCAGAAGAGGGGCTAAAGATAGCCACAGATAAGATACTTAAGAAAGCAGGTAAACGAGGTGCAAAGGTTTCTGACTTATCTCCTGCAATTAAAGCAGAACTAGATCAAGCACGTAGAAGAGTTCTAGCTAAGACTATGAACAGGGAAGCTGTAGAGGGTGTTGAAGAGGGTGCAATAGAAACGGCTCTTAAAAAGACTGCAGGTAAAGAACTAGCTTATGGTGCAGCAGTAGAAACCCTTGGTATGATTGGTATTGATGATATACAACAAAGAGCCGCCTACATGAAAGTTGGCTTTCAAGATGAGTATAACTTTTTAAATACGGCTCTTATTGCAGGTGGTGGTTTTTTTGGATACGGACTAGCTAAAGTTATACCTCATCTAAGCGGTGAGAAGTTACCTACGTCAGTAGCACTTGATGTATTTGATGCAGCACAAGGGGCAGAGGCTGCAGCTAAAACACTGGCTAGAACAGAGTCAAAAAAAGAAGCTAAACAAAAGCTTGACGAGATTATGGCTGATCAAGAACAGAAGACAGCTTTTGTAAATAATCTTAGAAAAAATACTATAGCAGCAGAAGATTGGGCTAAAACAGTAATGGAGGGTAGACAGATTTCTGCTACCCTTTCTGACGAAAACCTTGAAGCTATAGCAGAACAAACGGATGAAGCATTTAAAGCTTTTCTAGTAGGTGATGAAAAGTCTTTTGGTGGTCTTCTTACTATATTTAAACAGGCAGGTTTGACGCTTGATAAAGCTAATGATCCTTGGAAGCACGTTAGTCACTTTCAAAAAGAAGTAATTAAAGATATGCCTGATGAATTAAAGCAGGAAGTAAAACGCCTGTATGATGCTACACTATTAAAGTATAGCAATCGCCATAAAGGTATAACTGACTTAGACGAGGGTATGAGTGTGCTTGCTGCAGAGCTTAGTGCATCAGGTACAAAGCTGCACTATCAAGGACTGTTTATGAAAGGCTTAAAAGAAGCTCAACAAAAAAAGGGAGCTTTTAAAGATACTAAAGGCATTACACCAGAAGACTTATTGGTAGGAGAGTTAGACCCTCATACAGGGGCAATAAAGAACCTTCCTGAGAAAAAGAAAGAGGGCTTCTTTGAAGCCATGCAGAGGCGTCTTATACAGCTTCTTGTTACACACCCTGCAACTGTAGCTCTTAACTTGTATGGCTGGTCAAACACTACTGCATTGTCTACTGCTTCAGATATATTTAGAGCAAGTCTTTACAAAGGAGAGTGGGCAGCAAAGCACCTTGTAGGAAATAAAGAAGAAGCTGTAGAGGCAGGTAAAAAAGCCAAGCTTTTGTTAGATTTACAAGGTAGAAAAATACGCAACTTAATGAACCCCTTTGCAACTAAGGAAGAGGTTTTAAACTTATTGTCTGCCAACCCTAAGCAACAGAGAGAGTTGTTTCGTTATATTGCAGGTGGTGTAGACAGCAAAGACGTTCTTAAAACTATTAATATTAACTTTGATGACATAGAAAAACCCGGCGTTTTTGACAGAATAGTTGATGGTATGCAAACGGTGTATGGTGTTAAAGCTGTAGACATACTTACAAAAACTCAAGAGTATATGTACAACATAGATAAACAGATAATCAAAAAGTACGGCATGAGTTATTCTGAATTTATAGGTGCTAAGGCAGATGTATTTGATGATGCAGGTAAGAAGATTGGTACGCAGCCTTTAAATTGGGATAAAATGCGCTCAGATGAGTTTGTTGAAGTTCAATCTTTAGCAGTGCAAGACTCACTACGTAATGTGTTTTCTAAGTCTTATGCTGGTAATGAGTTTAACAAGTCTAACAGAACTTTAATTGAGAGAGTTGCAGGTGAAATAGAAGCTGCACGTGCCTACCCTGTAATTGGTGCTATGATACCTTTTGGTCAATTCTTTAATAACACTATAGCTTTTATGGCTGACTACTCAGGTATAAGTGCAGTGCATGGTTATTTTACTCAGTCTGGTAGGCACAAAGCTGATCCATTTGATATGTTCACTAAAGGTGCTATAGGTTTAACTGCAGGGTATGCTGCCTCTGAGTATGAAATGAAGAACTTAGGTCAAGGGTTAGCTTGGCATGAAGATAGGGATGATGATGGTCAAGTAATATCCAGACTTTATGACTTTCCGTTTAGCTTTTGGAAAGGTGTAGGCAGAATATTTGCTCATCTTCGTCAAGACGGTACAGTACCAAAGGAATTATATATTGACATAAGAGATACTTTTGGCCCTGCTAACTTGACACGATCACTAGGCGAAACCAATAAGATGCTAGGTGATCTGGCTTTAGATGCTGCTTCTGGTAATGTGCCTGACCTAACAGATGGTCTTTCTAAACTATTAAGTGGTGCTGGCTCTCTGTATTTATCAGGATACTCAAGACCCTTAGACCCCATCAATCAAATTGCTGCATTTGCTATGGGTGATGCTTACAGTGAAACAGATAGAAAAATAGGTAGTGAGTTTGTAAATAACTCAGTGCGTTACGTTGAGAACATATTTGATGCACTAGACTATTTTACTGGATTAGAAACTGTAGAGGCAGGTAAAAAAGTAGGAGAGTTTGTAGGCTTAGATGTAGGCGGTGAGGCAATAACTAAACAAAGGGCTTTAGAGGAAAGAGAAAGAAGCTCCCCTATTGGTAGATTGTTTGGTTATAGAGAATCACCTGCACCTAATTCTTTAGATAAAATATTTGCGGATATAGGTATGCCTGAGTGGAAGACTAACATTAAGGCAAATATACCAGAAGCTAACAACGCTATGAACCGTATAATTACTAAACACTTAGAGTATGAGGCTGAAAAAGCTGTAGATAAACCTAATTGGGATACACTACCTCAAAAAACAAAGAAGAAACTTTTAAGCAATTTAATATCAAGAGCTAGAAAGAGAGCTATGAGAGAGCTTTTTAGAGGCTCTCAGGACGATAAACGTCATGCTCTTATGTATGACATAAGTAAAAGAAGCTCTAATGTACAACTACAAGATATTGAAGTTGCGTTAGAAGAGTTAGGTATAGATAAAAAACCAACTGAGTTATCTATGAGAGAATTGCGTTTATTGAAAAACTTTTTTAGAATACAGAAACGTAAAGAAAAACGAGATGTAAGAAGACAATTAAGGTAATAAAAAAAAGGGGCGGTCACAACGACTGCCCCTCTTACTTTGTTTCACGTGAAACATTTACTTTACGCCATGTAACTCCGAGCAGTACCTAGCCCATAAATAAACATCCCTAACGCTCTGCATAACGTGCTTACGCTCTGGGCAAGGCTCTATATGTTTAACTATAAAATTATCTAGTCCCTCACATAGCTTTGTTAAGTCTTCAACAAAGATTTGCCTATTACCTTTGCTATAGTTTAGTGCCTCTTCTTCTAAGTTCACAGTGTGCTACCTTTCGTGTGTGTGTGTGTGTCTTTATAGCAACACTGTAAAGCTTATCGTAAGTGTTGTCAAGATGTTTGTTGACCTCACTACTATCATGTAACTTATGTACCTTTATCTACATTAAACGGGAATGCAAAACATTGACTAACTGCTTTTGCATTTTCACTTGGTCTTGAATTGTATAGCCTTAGCATATCTACCTCTCTCCATTGTTGACAAGACTCCTCGGTTGTAAAGGCTACGTTTGGTGAAAACACTATGAAAGTTTTCTCACTTGTTGTTGGTTCTAGCATCATCATTACTACTGTGTAAACCCATACCATTTTATTACTCCTTTAAGTATTTGATTGCATTTTCTAAGTATTTAGGGTTATCATTAAAGGCTCCTAGACCTCTATTGCATTTGTGACATAACCAACCTCTAAAGCTGTTTGTAATGTGGTCATGATCAAGCACCCATGAACCATTCCTTTTATTACCCTTACCTGATACTTGTTCTTCCGTAGATAGGCATATAGGACATACATGAGTTTTATCTGGTGGTTCTATTTTTTTCCGTAAACTGTTACGAATAATAGAAAGTTCGTTGTTACATTTTTTACACTCAGGTCTTTGGTAGTTAGAAGCACTGTGCATAGAAAAAGCAGTTAAGGGTAGAGTACGATGACATTTATTACAGGTCTTGTTGTTACCATCTTCTATTTGATCAGGTATACTTTCAAAAAGACTTAGTTGCATCTAGGTTATATCCACCATTTCACACACATCACCAGTACAAGCCATAGTTTGCATACCAGATGTGTTGTCTTCTATTTCATAGTTATCAAATAAACTCCAATCTACTTTAGGGGGTGACATATCTAACATTTCATAGTACTCTTCTTTAGTACACTCTTGATAGGGTGCTTGTTGATAAGTATGTTCATTAAACGGAAGGAACGACACACCTGACATTTCATCAAAGTGTTTGTATACAAAGGCTCCTACCTCAAACCACTCATCTGCCTTAACGTTAATCGTGACGCTAGGCTTATGCTCACACCAATGACGTTGATACAACAACCACATTTCTAGTTGCTCTAGTGCTGTCATGTCAGCCGTACACACTGCACCAATAGGTGACTGCATAGGAAAGCTAAACACTGTTGTAGCGTCAGGTTTCATAACGTCAGGCTCACTAGGTATACCTTGGTCACGCATGAATGCCGTTAGTGGGTCTTTGTTATCACCACGCACAGTACGGATATAATAGGGAGAGTGACGAGCATGAATGCCAGAAGATGAGTCAACCAGTTGGGAAACTGTTCCACTGGGCTTGACACAAGTAATAGCAGTGCTATGAGGGATACCAAGACGGTCAGCCCACTCAGCGTTAGTAGAAACAGCCACATTTTTAAGATGCTCCAATGTATCAGCTAGGCCATCATTAGCCGTAGTCATTAATTTGTTATCCATTATCCCTGTGAGTGACACACCGAGCAAGCGTTCTGCTTCTGTGTTGGTAGCCCACACCTTTCGCAAGTAGGGGAACTTAGTGTATGTTGACTGAATGGTTCCAAGTACAGTTGCAAGACGGACTTTTCTTGTAAGGTCTTCCAAACTGTCGTTAGCACGGATGACAACTTCCGTAAGATTACAGAACTGATTCGGCCTAAGTATGATTTCCGAACATGGGTTGGTTCCAAACTCATAGCAAGACTCCCTACGGCCATTTTTTGCAGCCTGTTTAACTGATGCTTCTCTGTTGAATATTCCTCGTTCTCCACTACCACTCTCCATTAGTGCAGTCCATTCACGCATGAATGACATACTGTCAGGTTTTTCTGAATAAGATACTGAGTTGTTAGCCAAGGCTCTATGACTTGCGTTTTCCCACCATGCACCTGACTTAGCGTGACGCATACGGTCATCTGAAAGGTTAGACAGACTAATCATAGCACTACGTCTAACACCACCTACAACGACAACTTCACCAATCTTACACATTAAGTCATGACACTCAAGGCTAGACAACCTACGCCCTTGTGCGCCCTTGAATGTTGTAACCGCAAAGTTAAACAAGTCAACCAAAGGAGCAGGACCACTAGCCCGACCACCAAACGTTTTTAGCCTTGCCCCTGCAGGGCGAACTCTGCTAATATCCCACTTAGGAATTTCACCAGCCCATAGGAGTGCCAACACTTGTCTGAGACCTTTAGCCCATCCTTCCTTGCTGTCCTTGATGACAACAGTCGTATCGCTTTGGAAAAGACTAGGAACATCAGGGAGTTTAGCGATGAACTGACGCTCAACACTGAAACCAACCCCCGTCCCACAAAGGAGGATGAACATAGCCTCATCAAAAGACTTAGGGTCATCTACGGGTAAGTAGCTACAGTTATACATACAGGTATTATCCCTGTCTGCCGCTTTTCCTGCAGTCATGAGTGACCTCATACTAGGCATAACCTCAAGGCTAAGAATAGCGTCACGCATTTCATCTAGGTCAACAGGCTTGAGCCATGTCTTAGCTATGTTCTGCAAGTAACGCTCTACAGTTTCACCCCATGTTTCACGGCGTCCTTCGCCTTCAAGCCAACGTGCATAGCGGCTGGTTGCAATAAAGGTTTGGTAGTCGCTAGGTAGATAATTGTTATTCATACTTTATTTCCTTATACTAAGTCAGACAGGTCAGGCTTCCAGTAGTTTGACCCCTTCAATACTTTACCATCAGGGCGTTTAAGTGGCTTACCTCTTGGGCCTAGCTTAGACATATTAGATGCGTGTACCCTACGGAAAGCTTCATCTAAGTCCCACCCATAAGTAGCTGCATATCCATACGTAACGTACACCAAGTCAGCTAACTCTTTAAGTAGCTCTTGTGGCCCATCTGCATCACGAACTTCATTGTACTCTTCTTTGAGAAGTAACCAACGCAGACCTTCTAGCTTTCTACTGTAACCGTACTTCTCATCAAGAGGGTGATCCATTGCTGTAGCAAACTCTTTGACCATATCAAGAGGCGTACACTCTTTGAGGTTATTAATCATATCCTCTCTGTCGTACTCAGCAAAGTCATCTATTTCTTGTTGCGTAATCATCCCTGATCCTTTACGTTTATGTTAGATATTTCTACGTCATCTATATCATAGATAACACGCTCTATCAAGTCCTTTATGTCTTCTTCATAGTACATAGGGTGAGAAGACAGTATGTTGTTTGACTTGTCAACTGCTAAAACAAAAGTAACACTGAACTTCTCAGCCTTCATTACTCTCAACCTCTTCTATTAGACGGTCTAAGTACCATCGTGCTTTCTTTAAGTCCTCTACGCCATTCTTGTAAGGCCACCTCCACATATACTTAAATGAGTTCTGCCAACAGTACGCCTCATGAGGTGATACATCAGCACCCTCTGACATAGCTTTCATTGCATCTATACACTCAATGTTAGCTGTGTTGTAGTGAGGTGGTTTGTCTACCATGTCTACTTCAAAAGGCATAGTCATTTCTTTCCACTTAGCCATATTAGCAACTACCCTTAGTTCTAGTAAATGCATTGAGCCGTAGTACGTTACCCTCTGCTGTATATGTAGGCTCTAGTTTATCATCTTGTGGCACTTGATTGTCTGCTAGTAAACGTTCTACTTTATCCTCTAAAGCTTCCTTAACATCATCATAGATACCGTCATGATCATCATTAAGTAACTCAAACAAACCAATCATAGCTAGGCCCACACCCATAGCTTCTGTTAGTTGTGCATCAGACAATTCATGGTCATCACTCTTACATATACAAGTACCAATACGCCCATCACCCATAGGCTTGATTAGTATTGCAATCTCATCATCTTCTAGTACGTATGGCATCAAGTCTTCCTTTTTGTTTTAAGTGGTATCTTAGTCTGTGTAACACACTTTCCTTGCATTGTCAACCACTCTTGAGGTATTAGCCTGTGCGAGTATAAAAAGTCATTTTTCTCACACCAATCACAGTATCTACTCTTAGCACCCTTGTATAGCTTTGCTTTAGCGTTACTAAATACAAACCGTATGTCTAACTCAGGGTGTTGCCTTCTTACTTCTATATGCTTGCGCCTGTCCTCGCTATCAAAGATACCCTTGGTCTCAATAAAGATACCGTTGTCTAGCTGAAAGTCAGGCGTGTAAGTACGGTAACGTAAGTCCTCCCATTCTATTTTAAGTAACTCATACCTTACTTTTTTCTGGCACTCAGACAAAACAAGAGCAGTCTGTTTTTCAAGACCGCTCCTGTACTTGGCTTTAAGGTGACGCCTCTTAGGTTTAGGCATCTTCTACTTTTTTTCTTGGATGAGAAGAACCTCTGTACTTAGATTGCTTATCGTTAATTTGAGTGTAAGCCACGTTAGGTGGCGTTAGTTTACCTTGATAAGTCCTAGAAGGCAGTTCTTTGTACTCAGGCCAACAAGCAGACTTAAATGAACAGAAGTTACACTGTTTGCACAGTATTCTATTACCTGATGGTTTCTTGCGGTATGTCTCAGGAACATCTGTAAACATACGCTCAAAAGGCTCATCGTTCTCTAAGTAGTCATACGTTTCCCGTATCTTATCCAGTACAGCATCAACGTCAACGTCCTTAGCTGAGACATACTTGTGGTGTCCATTGTTCTTATTGACTACCCACCAGCCACCTACCTTCTTACCTGCTGCTGTAGCGTAGCCTACAAGCTGTGCTACATAGCCAAAAGGATCGTCAGCCTGTAATGTCTCAAGGTCTACGAACTTATTCTTGTAGGAGTAGTCAGACGCACTCTTTATGTCATCTATTCTATCCCCTAACAATAAGTCATACTCTCCTTTGATAGGCTTTCTTCCCCCACCTAAGTCTAGTGTTACATTGGTGTTATCTTGAAACTTAACCCCTGCTGCACTTAAGATGCCTTTAAATACAGCCTCAACTATATCACCTAACATCATGTTCATCATAAATTGTTCTGGTAAGTCTTCCTTAACGTAAGGCATATTCTTTTCAAACCAGAGTTGACACTTAGGGCGTCCTATGTTGGACATTCTAAGTCTGAACGCATCCCTTGGCCCACCGTTAAACTGCTTGTCTAGTCCCGCTGATACATCAGAGGCAACGGAATTAATCACCGCCTCTGACATTTCTGCAGTACCTAAAGTAGCGTCACGCATGAGTATCCTTACAGGAGTTTCAGCAGCGTGTTCGTAGTCCATCCTAGAACGGGATTTCTTCTACTTGCACGATAGCGTCAAGTGTAGCAGGGTCTACCTGTACATCAGGCTTACGTAAAGACTTCCACTTGCTAAGTACATACTCATTGCCGTAATCAATGTAGTCTACAAACGCCTGTACTGTACCGTGATCCTCTGGAACCATTTTAGTTTTGGAACCCAAGGTAGCAACCATAGTAGCATACTTGTTACCCGTAGGCAGGGTCTCTTTCTGAGAAGACAAAGAAATAGTATGCTCAATCGGAAGAAGCTTTTTAGACACAATGTCTTTAAGTGCAGCATCTAAAGAGCGTTTACTGTCTGCATTCTTTACGTCCATTGTAAAGTCAACCTCTGAGTCGTAACCTGCTACAGCTACACCGTTATCGTCAATGACTTTACCTAGCTTAACTTTACCAAACAAAACCTTGGTATTCTTAACGCTACGAATGATTGCTTTAGTATCTTCATCTAAAGCTTCCCAATCTTTAACGTACTTACTAGGCCGACCAAGGTTGAACGTACCTTTGGTATCTTTAAGATCACCTTTAAGCACAGTAGCCATGACCGTCTTGTTCATGGTGTTGCTGTCGCTATCCCATTGCGTCCACTGTTGACGCTGTGCAAACAGACGAATAGTAGCACTACGGCTATACACGGTGTTACCTTCTGCGTCAGTCAGTTTGTAAGCACCCAAAGGCACAACTACCTTCTCTTCTAGTTCACCGTCCTCATCTACTTGCTCACGCATAATAGGAGCCTGTACCTGCGCTAAACGTGCAAGGTTTGGGCCAGCCGATACCTCTGCAGTGTCTGCACTGAAACCCATAGCTGCAGCAAGGTCTGACCCTGCCATCATTGTACTCAACTCATTGCTCATTATATATCCTTTCTGAGCTTAATTTAGAACCGCAGTTATATCATATCACATCTTTAGTGTCAAGCCAATTCGGTCCAATCTTGGCTTCTAAAAGTAGTGGTACGTTCATCTTTATGCCGTAGTAATTATCAATGATACTATTAAGATTGTCGTTAACATCGTTAATGACATTGATTACCTCCTTTTGTTCATCAGGGTGTATGTCTATAACCGCTGAGTCATGGACACTATTAACTATGCAAGAGCGCATACTCTTAAGCCTCTTGTCAATCTCAAGCAACACAACAGGCACAACATCACCAGTAGCAAACCCTTGAACAGGATAGTTCTTAATCCTAGTGAAGTTGGTAGGTGTATTGTTTTCCCTTCTAGTCGTGCCGGGAAATGCATACTGTCTACCTGATACATTGGTTATCTTCTGAAACCGTATAGCCTCATCACCTAGCTTCTTGTGCCACTTAGCTATACCTTTGTACTTGTCAATGAAGTGCGTGTAGTATGCAGCTTCCGCTTTAGTTCTGCCATACCCTGTCGCGCCAAAGAGAGGGGCAAAGGTATGTTCCTTGGCAGCTTGTCTAGCAGTAGGTTGCCCTGCATCAGAGATAATCTGTGCAGTGTAAGAGTGTACGTCAAACCCTGTGTTAATCTCTTCCATAGCTGTCTCATCCTGTGACAAGAATGCAGCAGCCCTGAACTCTAGCTGTGCAAAGTCTGCCTCCATAATCTTACCACCAGACCAACGTGAAACAAAGACACGCTTAACAGGGAACGTACCACCTCTAGGCATGTTCTGCATGTTAGGCTCCCGCCCACTAAACCTACCAGTAGACGTAATGTGCTGCGTCAGTGATACGTGCAGTACATCGTTCTGCTTGGTAAACGTATCTATACCCTCAACAAAGCTAGACAGGTAGCTAGACACAGCGTTCAACCGTTTCAAATCCTCAAGGAACGTAACAGCTACATCCATGTTGTTGTCCATAGCTGTAGCCCTGAGTACGTCTAATACATCCTTGCTTGTAGAAAAACCACTAGCACTAACCCAAGATGCGCTAGGTGGGAAGAAACCAAAGCCAGCCATTCTATCTTGCTTCTTGAGTTGGTAGCCTCTGGCGTCACAGTCCTTACATTTGTTAGCTCTTGCATACCTACTGCCATCCTTCTTTACTTTATACGTTTCTGCACTGCCTTCACAAGTTGGGCAAGTGAACGCCTCAGTACGATACAAAAGGTCACTGTTAGCATTTACAATCTTCTTTAAGTCTGCCAGATTCTTACAGTTATCAAATAAGTTAGGCCAATCATCCTTGGAGTGAGGCTTACGGCTAAAGATAACCTGAGACATTTGCTCTGGACTATTTAAGTTAACTGGTGTGTCACCCATAACATCACGCACTTGCATCTGTAGACGGGATTGTATAGTGCCACGCTCATCTTCAAACTCTTTACGTACTGCGTTTAAAGCCTCACGGTCTACCTTCATACCGTCAGCTTTCATACGTGTAAGAAGCTTACATACCTCAAATGTAATGTCTCTCACTTTGATAAGACTTTGTGACTCAGGAAGCATGAAGTCTGCAACCTGAGAGTGAAACAGAGAAGCCGTGGTGTTACAATCAGCCTCAAGATAAAAAGTCAATTCTGATAATGGTATCTCATCCGTGTTGTACCCATCTTTAAAGTAACGCTTGAGGGTGTCATCCTTTTTAAAGTCTAGGTTCCTACGGATGGCAGTATTCTCAAGAGACAAAGAAATCTTTTTAGCTACACCTTTCGGTGAGATTTCTAGGTTGTTTCCTCTGAGTAAAATACTCTCAGCTAACATGGTATCCCATATAGGCCCATCGTACTTAAAGCCACACTCCCAAAGCCAAGCCAAGTCGTGCTGTGCGTTGTGCATAATCAGCAGGGTAGTGTGGTCTAGTATCTTTTGGATACGCTTGGACTCAACACCTGTCTGGTCAACGTATTCCTTGTGCTGTAAGTCAAACGTCAAAGCCTCAGTGCCATCGTCAACGTCACGCACCCCTACGTTAACTAGGAAGTTACCCTCTTCCCAAGGGTCAAGCATTAGCTTGCCATTACGTTTCTTTGTTGTGTTTTCTACATCTAATACAAATCTCATTGTATTCCTTTCATCAGGCTAGGTACTGCGACCTACCCCCATCTAATTCACAATGGACAACCCCATGCCATCCACCCTTTAGCTTGTTCTTAGCTACGTTAATGTGACGTTGATTGTCTTCGTCATCACCCTCAGTAACTTGGTTCTTAGCAATCAACAACATCAGGTCTGCCTCTGCTGCCTTGCCTGTCTTACTCCCCTCTAACATGGATTGATCTAAGTAAACTTTATCTTGTGCATCAGCCGACAACTGGCTCATCCATATAATAGCACAGTCATACTTCTTAGCTATGTTCCTAGCGTGGATGGCAGCAGCCTTGAGGTACACATCTGACTTGTCGCTAGTCTTTAAGGCAAACTTATCTCCCATATCAAGTACAACTATGTCAGGCTTACTGTGCTTTATGATATTCTCTACCCAACCTAAGTCTTTACCTGTACTGTCAAACATGCTGATCTGATCACGCACCTTCTTGTACCTTGCAGCAGCTAACGCATAGTTAGACTTAATCTCGTCTGTATCCATACTAGCAGCAGCACACAGGTAGCGTTCAGCTACACGTACATACTCTTCCTCGTTACACAGTACCATACACTTAGCACCTTGCTCTGCAAAGCCTTTAGGTGAGGCAATAGTAGACGCATGGAAGCTTGTCTTACCTGTGTTGGGCCTAGCACCCACAATAATAAAGTGACCACTACTAATTCCTTCTATGCGCCCGGCGAGGCTAGGTATGTTCCACTTCCATTGTGATTGCTTAGTACCCGCCTCAAGGATGGTATCTATATCAATGTCAGCCCACTCAACATTCATGTTAGGCATGAAGTTATCCTCATGTGCCTCTAGCACTTGGCGTAGTGGCTCAAGGGACGTAAGCTTACCGTTAACGTAGTCAAACCCTAAGTTAGCTACTTGCTCCCCTACGTGCTGCCTAAACATCCTAGACAGTACATCAGAGGCTACATCCCTAGACATAGGAACCTCTTTACGTAGCTTGGCAAACAGACCCTCATACAAAACCTTGTTAGCTGTGGTCATGGTACTGTACTCAGAGAAGAACAAAGCCTCTAACTCAGAAGTAGATATATTGCAGTCATACTTTTCCATAGCGTTGTCCAACACACGCTTGATCTTGCGTACATCTTTAGTGAACAACTTGTCAGGGCATTTGATACCCTTGTGATCTTCATAGAACTCCTGATCGTGTAGGGTTCTAATTAGAGATAGCTCCATCATCTTCTTAATGCCTCCACTGATACTGGAAATAAGTTAATCATTTCACTCAGTATATATTCTGCAACTAACCTAGTCTCATACTGTGTGTCCAGCTTACATCTTAGATTGCACATATCCATGAAGGCGTCAAGACTACCTGACCAATACCATTCAGTCATGGTGCTTTGTGGCAACACCATACGTGCTTGCTCTGGACAGATACCACCAGATAATAAGTCTTGATAAGCAGCTAGGCAATACCCTTGAACCTTTAAAGCACCGACAGGTACAGAATCTACAGCACCAACACTGCCTTGCTTTTTATCGTCAGCCCTACCACGCCATACATCAGGCTCATAGAACTCAGGTTCATCATCTACATACCTACGGCTAATCTCGTTCCAACGTAGGAACTTATGCTTGACCAGTTGTCTAGCTACAAAGATAGGAGCCTTGACATGGAAGCTGGCAAAGGCATAACCAAATG